GGTGCTTGTGCCCACGTCGAGCGTCACGGAGGAGTTGCCCGAAGCCTCAAGGACTTCAAGAGCGCCGCCGATTACCATCGTATCTGCAGGCAGATCGATGAGCTTGACGATATCAGCGCCAGCGAGGGACGTGTTATCAACCGCATCATACACCGGAGAGGTGATGATGTACGGACGGGGCAGATTACCGGGGTGACCAACGGTTCCCCCGCCGGTAATGGTACGATCATAAGTAGCCATTTATATATCTCCCCTTACGCAAAGTCGATGACGCCGCGAACGACAGCTTCCGGACGCAGAACTTTGCGACCAAAAACGTGCAGACCACGAATAACGTCAGAGAACGACTCAGTTGAACGAACCACTTCGGTCTTAGCGATGTGCGAAGCAGTGGAGGTGGACGACATGTGGCCCGCAAGAACGACGTTCTCGGAGGCGTCAGTTGCCACACCAGACAGGGTCACCTGATCGGTGCCTGCGGTCGAGTTGAGCGCGGTGGACTTGTAGCACCGGAAGCCTGCAAGCAGACCCGGAACGGCAAGACCGTTACGCAGCGGAGAAGTAGCATCGCCGGTTACCTGTACTTCAGCCATTTTATTACCGGCTTGGAACATCTTCTCGTAGAAGATCGGAGGTGCTACGAACCAACGATTCTCTTCCGGCACAGACTGGTCATCCAGCGTACGTGCCATCAGCAGCATCAGGTTGATGCCAGCATCGTCAGTTTCCACGTTGATGGGAGAGGATGCCGTACCCAGAGCGGTGTTAGTAGTCGTAAGACCGCCAGAAAGTGAGGCATCGTCAGCACCTGCGATACCTGCGCCATCAGAGATAGCTTGCAGGACGTTCGCGTCGTACTTACGCTTCAAGGCAAATGCACCAGACGAGGTAGCAAGTGCTTCGAAGTTTACGTGCGAGTGCCGCTCTTCGATGTCGTCGATCTTAAACGCAAAAGCGTTTGCATTATCGACAACCATCGTGATTTGATCGTCAGCCAAGTCTTGCGCGTTTACGACGGAACCCCGCGTATACGATGAGACAGTGACTGTTGGTTCTTTGATGATACGAACCGTATCGCCGAAGTTTTCAATTTCGCCCGCGTAGTCGGTGTTAGTAATATCTTCTACAACCGAAGCACGACGGAAGAACTTGAGAACCTTCTGGCTGAAAATTTCCGGTGCAAAATTACCGGAAGGCAGGTTGCCGTAACCTGCAGCAGTACCAAATGCCATTGGTTCTTTCCTTCCTTTTTGAGGTTAAGGTTAGTTGTTGGGGTCGATCCGGCCTTCGAGACGTGCAATGTCGAGTTCTTCTTCGAGTTTCTCGAACTCCCACGGCTTGAGGTTACGGATTTCAGAAGCTTTCCACACTTTGCCTTCCACTTTAGCAGTAGCTACTTCTCGCGCAGAGGCTCTAGTAACTGCGTCTGCCGCAGAGGGCTTCGTGGTTTTCTTCTTTTTTGCTGGTACGTTAGTATCAGCTTTGTAGAGGTCTATGACCCGTGCCGCCCATTTAGCATCCGTATTGTTTTTGTAGATGCCATCTGAGATTGACTCAGGCTGCTCTTCGAGCCACGAAAGAAACTTTTCATCTGTCTTCATTTCATCGAAGTCCGGATGGTGGTTAAGCAGTTGCTGATAGGCTTTCTGCTTTTCCAGTTCTTTTTCACGCTCCTTGATCGTACCTAACTCCTCGCGGAGTTCGGCGACCTGTGATTCAGCCTGATAAGATGAAACGGTCTGTACGACTTCAAACACTTCTGGATACTGGTCTTTGAATGCTTGCAGTTCTTCCGGTGTCTTCGGCATTGCCACTCCTTTCGGCATTTGCGCTTGAGGAGATTGCATCGCCGTTTTTAGTTCCGCGATTTCCTGCTTGAACTCATTTACTTTCGTATCGTAGTGACGCTTGAGATCGTCGTATCGTTTCTTGTAATCGTGGTCAGGCTCTTGCTTCTGTTCTACGAAGCTACTTGCTTGTTGCGGAGTGGCCTCTTCGGGGTCCGCCTCTTGTGCTTCTACAGTCTCTTCCGCTTCGTTGTCTTCGTCGTCATCCTTGTAGACATCTTCGCGGTGCTTTCCACGATATAACGAATCATTGTTGATTGTTCCGAATGAGTCGTTAGGTTTGTTGGCACGGTGGCCTCTTGCTTTTGCCATTTTATTTACCTCTTGATAGCGGGGCTACTTTGGCGTGTAGGTAGCCGCTCCGGTTGTGCTGGGGCCGCGTTGCGCGGGTAGCCAGCTAATTCTTAATATCTAATTTCCGTCGAGGAATCCACCTCCTGCAGCACCCTTGCGTCCCTTGCCGTTTTCTTTGATACGCTTTGAAGTTTCCTTCTTGCCGCGATTGTTGATTTTTTCGAGTCGGTCGTAGCCGATAATCTTGGCTAGGGCTGGGGGTACGATGACCTCACCGCGAGACACTGCAACGTCTACGGCCTTTTCGTATAGGGGCCTATCGACATCGAATGTGCCCTGCTGTCGTGCCTTTGTGTAGGCGTCAAGGATCATCTTCTTGATGTCATCCTCGCCCGCAAACTCCACAGCAGCCGCGTTGATTACGAATGTGCCCTCTGGAACGCTCATGGGCTTGTCGTCAGCCACAGTGGCTGCTTCGGATACCTGTGATGGTGGACGCTCTACAAAGCCTGTAGGGGGCTGTGCAGCAACACCGCCCTCTTGCATACCGACGCGACCGCCCATCGCACGACCGCCCATAAATCCACCACCGTATCCGTCACGCGGTCCTGCTTCTCTTCGTTCTTGTTCTCTTCGTTCTTGAGCAGCACCTCGCGGACCTCCTCTGGCTTCTCCACCGCCTCGATCCGATTTACGAGAAGCCGCTGCTGCTGCTGCGCCCTCGTCGCGACCGCCGTCGTCATCGCTGTCGTACATGCCCCCTTCGTCGTCATCAAAACCAAGATCACCTATGGGGTTGGGGTCAAATGCCGAATCCTTAACTGGTGGAGGAGAACCATCCCCTTCGTCTTTTGCCTTCTTTGCGTGACGCTCTGCCAAGTAATTCTTGATGAACTGCTGTGAACCTGACAGATTCGTGTTGTACGCACCCGCATCCTGTCGCCTAACAGTCGTGAGGGGTCCTATGCCACCCCTCGCTGCTGCGTTGAGCGCTTGTTTCATAGCCAGAGCATCTGCAGCGAGAGTTTCTTGGTTTATGGTGTAACCCGCCGCAGTCATGGCTTCTACGTATAGTTTTTCACGCAAAGCTTTAGCCTGACCGGCTGTCGCCATTTGAGGTCCTGCAGCGCTGTGAATGTTGCCGTACGCATCCATAATTGCGCCATCAACGCTGACAAGACCAGACTTGCCGGTTCTGTTGTAGCTGCCAGATTCATCCTCACGACCACTGAGATTTTCATCCATCGTGCCGGGGATAAAACCCATGTTTATCGCATCGACACGTCCGACTTGTTCCTGAGTGAGGTTACCCAGAGTGCCACTGTATATTCTGCTGCCGGGGGCACGGCTGATGGTTTGATTGTTGATCTTGAACATGCTTCCGCCTGTTCCGCCAGATGCCGCGATCTTTGTTGCGTTTTCGTATTGTTTTTTTCTGTTCATCGCTCCGGCTGCAAGCATGAAACCACCCAACGCTGGATTACCCATCGCCATTCCCACAGGTGTTCCGATTGCCATCTCAGGCGTCTTGAGATTTTTTGCTACCCAGTCACCGAATCCACTGAGGGACTTGTCCTCGCCCTTCTTGCCAGCCGTCTCTGTATTTTTATCGAAGTTTTTGATGTATTCGTTGTAGTCTACCTTGCCTAGCTTGAACGCGGGCTGTCCCGTTTTCATATTTATGCCACTGAAGATATTTGTCTCGCTGTCACTTTCCACCGCTTCTAGGATATTGGGTCTTGTAACAGGGGGATCGGGATCAGGGTCAGCAGGATCAGGAGCTTTTTCAACCTTGATACCGGGCATGTCATAGAAGTCAACAAACCTAGTTTGATACTCTTCAGGAGTAAGATAGTTTCCCAGTCGAGTATCATCAACTGTACCGCCTGACTGCATTCCGACCCTCTTAGGCAATTCAATCATAACTTGTCTGTCCTCCGTGCCCAAGAAGTTTGCCAAGTATTCCCCCGCTAGTTCTGGACTCGCTATAGAGTTCTTTAAAACTGAAATAAAATCTGTTTTTCTGTTACGTTCTTGTTTGTTAAAATTGTATTCGTCTATGATTGTTGTCGTCGGTGATTCAGGCCGATCAAATACATTGAACTTGCCAAGACTTGTGGCTACGGTGTATTCAGGATCAGCAAAACTTTTGTAAGCCGAATCTAAAAATCCTGCATCGACAAGTCCGGGTCTGTACGGATTTACAGAGGTTTTAGCCCTAGTGTCTTCAAACGAAGCCAGCATGGCTTTCCCCTCTTCTACAGTCTTAGCTGAAGCTTGAGGATCACTTATGATTTCTCGTATGTCACTCTCATTAAGTTTGTTACGGTCTTGTTGCCGCCTAGCCATAACAAGCATTTCTACGAGTTCATCTTCTGTAAAATCAGCAGCGGTAATTACATCATCGGCACCCGTTAGGTTCTCCATAAGAAGCCTAACATTAGTGGGTATCATTTTGTATAACGAACGAATAGCACCTTCTTGATCCTGTTTGAGATCATACTTTTGTTTGACAAGCTTCCGGAGCGTATCGTTGTTGACTAGAATTGATGACAACTCACCATCAGCTACCTGCTGCAACTGCTCTTCAGTCAGCGGAGTGGAAGATTGGTAAAGGTCGTGAAAGCCTTCAGGATTTCGTTCCGAATATCTTAAACCTGAAGGGCGATAGCTAAGTCTACCACGGTTTCTTCCGCGCCTTGATCTTGTAGGTATCTTTGCCCTATCTGATCTTGCGGGTGGCCCCGCCCTACCTTTAGGCTTTTCTTCGATATTAATTCCCATAGCGTTACTGTTCGTTCCTTACAACTGCCTCATAGTTACTCTTCAACTTGAGGAGCATTTCCAGTAAACCCAGCTTCCCCTGCACTTGGCGCAGTTCCGACTCCGATTGTGCCGTTACCACGGCCCGAATCGTCGATTCCCGGAGGTCCGCTAGGTACTCCTCCATTAGGTGCCAGTCCTTGCTGTTGAGTAGGATCGCCAGCTTCTGCGCCTGCTGCTTGTTGAGCATTTTGCATCATTCCCTGTAACATCTGTGCGTACACTTGCGCTTCGTTCTGATCGTTCACCAAGCTGTCCGGATCGATGTCCTGTGAGATAGCAAGTTCACGCATCAAGTTCGGTATCTTTACGAACGGAGCAAGCATAGGATTAGCTACGGTCTGTAGCAGTGAAGTGAGGCGCTGTGTGCGTACTTCCTTTTGCATGACGGCTGCTACGCCACGCGGTTTGATCTCTAGGTCACCTGTGACATCCTCAATGTTCTCTCCGAACTGCATGTTCCATTGAAAGAACGCTTCTCCGATAGGCTTGAGCAGGTGATCATCTATGTTCTTAATGACTGTCTTCATCGACAAGCCTGCGCTGCCCATCAGCATGGACAGGCCCGCAGCAGTGCGTCCCGTGCCCGTGACACCAGTCTGTCCGTGAGTGATTGACGGGATGCCCGTCTCCTCGTCTGCAAGCTGGCGTGAAATCTGATACATCTGAATGTTTTCGCCAGCGGTATTCGGAAACTTGAGTCCGTTGATTGCAGTGCCTGTGACGCCTGACTGACGACGGAATATCTTTCCGGGGAAGATGTCCATGTTCTGTCCCGGAACAAGACTTGCCTCGTCCACGTCAAACACGAGATTACCAGCGAGAGCAAGGTTGTCGATTGCCATACGAACGTGTCCATTCATCAGCATCTGTGCGTCTTCCATGTTCTCTGCTACGCCGACGCCCCATATC